AAGGGCATGACTGAAGCTGAGACATTTCTCAAGCGTGTACGTAGACTGAGTGCCGTAGAGACTTACCTGAGTAGCTTTGTTGAAGGTATATCCACACATACCAAACTAGATGGTAGGCTACATGTACGATTACTACAACACCGCACAGGTACAGGCAGACTGTCAGGGGCAGACCCGAACATGCAGAACATGCCACGTGGTGGTACATTCCCAGTGAAGCGTGTGTTCAAGTCACGATGGGAAGGTGGACAGATCATGGAAGCTGACTTTGCACAGTTGGAGTTTCGTGTAGCTGCATTCCTGTCACAAGACAAGACTGCCATTGATGAGGTGACTACTGGCTTTGATGTACATAGTTATACAGCTAAAGTTATCTCTGATGCAGGGCAACCTATCTCACGTCAGGATGCTAAGTCACATACCTTTGCACCTTTGTATGGTGCTAGTGGGTTTGGACGTACAGAAGCAGAGGCTGCATACTACAAGCAGTTCACAAAGAAATACAGTGGCATAGGCAAGTGGCACGAAGCTCTCGCCAAGGAAGCATTGAACACTGGCAAGATACGTACACCATCTGGACGTGAGTTCTCATTCCCTGATGTACAACGTAGACGCTTTGGTGGTGTGACATATTTCACACAGATAAAAAATTATCCTGTCCAATCGTTTGCCACTGCTGACATTGTACCTATATCTCTGATATACATAGACAAGCTAATGGGTGTAAATCAGATGTGGTCTTGTATTGTAAACACAGTGCATGACAGTATCGTGATTGATGTTCATCCAGATGAAACAGAAAAGGTACTCAAGGTAATAAACAGAACTAATGAAATGCTAACATCGTTGGTGAATAAGAAGTGGAATATTGATTTCAATGTACCATTATTATTAGAAGCAAAAATTGGAGACAATTGGCTTGACACAAAAGACGTTGCATGATAAAACTATAAATTCGTAAAGTAGAAAAGGAGACTATATATGAATCAAGTCGCAATAAACACAAACTTCTCAGACATGGCAAAGCTCATGGGTATGTCGGTAGACAATCAGCAAACAGAGAAAGCATCTACGCTTGCTCGACTGCGTATATCACATGCACCTATCATGGGTGAGGCTGAAGTAAACGGCAAGACCAAGAAGGTTGAAGTCGTTGAGGGTGGTACGTACAGGTTGGAGATACCTGATGGACCTACATACTATGCATCTAAGGTGGTCATTCGCCCATTCGTACAAAGGTTTATGTACAAGCGTTTCGTGAAAGGGAACGACAGTACACCAAACCGTTACATCAAGACTGTCATGGCTGACAACTTGAACATTGACCTCAAGGACAATGACGGTGGGTTCAACTGTGGTAAACCTGCAGGATACATACAGGACTTCAAGGCACTGCCTGAGTCCATGCAAGATTTGATCAAACAGATCAAGCGTGTACGTGTAGTGTTCGGCACTGTCGAATTGATTGACCCTGTAGATGCAGCAGGTAAGGCTGTTGATCTATCCTCTACACCATTCATCTGGGAAGTAGAGAACCGTGATGCGTTCAAGTCTATTGGTGCATTGTTCACCAAGCTTGGCAAGATGCGTAGGCTACCACCACAGCATACGTTTACTGCTACTACAGCAGAGCAGTCGTTACCAAACGGTAGCAGCTTCTATTTGCCAGAGACTGCACTTGACTTGCAGACTACGTTGGAGTTGGATGATGCTGCCCAAGAAACACTAGGTAACTTCCTAGCATGGGTGACAAACTACAACGAGTACATCTCGAATGCTTGGGATGAGAATGCCCACAAGCATGAGGACGTAGACAAGGAAGGTGTGGAAGAGTTCATCGACATTACTGAAGAGGACTTTGCATAATGAACCATCCTGCTGAACTGAAACTTCACCAGTTTATGTCTGATGCAATTGATGGGAAGACTACCTTCTCAGAAGAAACTGCTAAGAGAATTGGTGAAGAGGTGGCAGAAGCAGTCATACGTCAGTTTGGTAGTGGTCAATCTCGAAAGGAGTTCAGGTTACGGATGTCCAACATTGGACGTCCTACCTGTCAACTCTGGTTTGAAAAGAATAAACCTGAGAGTGCATTACCAAAACCATCCACGTTTGTAATGAACATGATGATAGGAGACATAGTTGAAGCAATTTTTAAAGGCTTGCTTAAAGAAGCTAAAGTGGACTTTGATGACACTGATCAAGTTACTCTTGATGTGGGAGATTCTAATGGTACTAGGGTTTCTGGTAGTTATGATCTTATAATGGGTGGTGCAGTAGACGATATAAAGTCTGCTTCTGATTGGTCTTATCGTAATAAGTTCGAGTCATATGCTTCACTGAAAAAGAGTGATCCATTTGGGTACATAGGTCAGCTTGCAGGTTATGCAAAAGCATCTGACAAACGTGCAGGTGGATGGTGGGTAGTAAATAAAGCCAATGGTGACTTTAAATATGTACCTGCTGCTATTGACATGCGAAAAGAACTTACTAAATTAAAAGAGACAGTTGAAAAAGTTAACGAGAATAAGTTTGAACGTTGCTTTGAAGCTGTTCCTGAGACTTACAGAGGTAAGCCCAGTGGCAACATGGTACTAAATGATAATTGCAGGTTCTGTGACTATCGTTTTGAGTGTTGGCCTAATATGCAAGAGCTACCATCGAAGGTATCACAAGCACGTGACCCTAAGATTGTGGCGTATGTCGAACTAAAGGAGTAATAAATGGTTAGTGTAGACGAAATGAAAGAAATGCAGGAAGAAATTCGTGCAATGGAAACTGAACTTGCAGAGAAAAAGAAAGAACTGCGAGAGGCTAAGTATGCAGGGTTACGTACAGCAATGCAAGCACGTAAGGAAGCAGACGAAGCTATTAAACAAGAACTAAAAGACTTAGGCTATCAGTCTACGTCATTTGGTATACCTTTATCCTCATCGTATCACTGGAAGTTCTAGTGAACAGAAAGCAGTTTCAGGCAGCATTAAAGTATGGCTACAGAAGTGGGCTAGAGATAAAGGTAAAAGATTATCTTGTAGAACACAATGTGCCTATCAAGTACGAAGCTCTCAAGATAGAGTGGGAAGACTTGATGTACCGCACATACACCCCAGACTTTGTGCTGCCAAACGGCATTATCATTGAAACTAAAGGTAGATTTACATCAGATGATCGTAGGAAACACACGCTCATTAAGAGGCAGCATCCCAAACTAGACATACGTTTTGTGTTTGAAAGCAGTAAACGTAAGTTAAGTAAAGGGGCAAAGACAACCTACGGCATCTGGTGTGAACGTAATAAGTTTCTGTTTGCAGACAGAGTTGTACCATTAGAGTGGTTAAAAGAAAAAGGAAAGGATACACATCCAGACCTGATTGCTTTCCCACTAAAAAAGATAGAAAGGAAATAGCATGAAAGGTGAAGACAGAATATTCGTAGACTTTGAACCTAACGATTTTGTTATACGAGTATCCCCTGTACTAGATGAACAGGATGGATGGACAGGAGATTTAAAAGTTGGTTATATGACACTTGATGAGAACTATCTCAAGGATGATGACTATCAACACGTAGACCTACTAACTAATCTGATGTTGGCTGCTGTACCGCTTATGGAAGAGGATGTAAAGTTTAGAAATAGTCTTTACAAATACCATGAACGTATGTTAAAAACACAGGGCAAACCAAAGATCAGTCACGAAGAAGATAACGTAGTACATTTAGATTTTGGAAAACAATAGGAGAGAGTATGGCAGACAATGTAAACAAACCACCACACTATAATCAATCTGGCATTGAATGCATTGATGCCATACAAGCAGCAACAGGTGATGGGTTCGAGTATTATCTACAGGGTAACATAATAAAATACTTGTGGCGTTACCGATATAAAAACGGCATTGAGGACTTGAAGAAAGCTCAATGGTATCTGAATAAACTAATAGAGGTAAACGATGCAGATCAAAGTGTTCTTGACTTTACAAGTAGACGAAGATGAATATCCTGTTCCTGTCGATGGTCAAATAAAAGAAGAGGTAAATGAAACTCTACAAGAATTTATCTACGACATAGATGGAATGATGATTAAAGCAATAAACATATTAACGGAGTAAACAATGAGTAATTATTTACCGACTGACTATCAGTCATTTATACATAAATCACGTTATGCAAAATACTTTGATGGCAAAGGGCGTGAGAACTGGGGAGAAACAGTAGAACGATACATGGATAATGTAGTTCGTAAGGTTGCAGGTAGTGACACGTACATCAATGAGATACGTGATGCAATCCTAGACTTGGAGATTATGCCAAGCATGAGAGCCATGATGACTAGTGGACCTGCATTGGAGCGTGACAATACAGCAGGGTACAATTGTAGCTACCTACCTGTTGACGATCCTAAATCTTTTGATGAGGCCATGTTCATCCTGCTCTGTGGTACTGGTGTCGGGTTCAGTGTGGAACGACAGTTCGTCCAAAAACTTCCTGAAGTTCCTGAATTGTTCGTCAGCGACACTACTATCGTTGTCAAAGACAGTAAAGAGGGGTGGGCGAAAGCGTTCAGGCAATTGTTAGCACTCCTTTGGGCAGGTGAGATTCCCAAGTGGGATGTCTCTCAGGTACGTCCTGCAGGTGCAAGACTCAAGACATTCGGTGGACGTGCTAGTGGACCTGCTCCATTAGTTGAACTATTTAATTTTTCAGTTCAGACATTTAAAAATGCACAAGGCCGTAGGCTAACATCTATGGAATGTCACGACTTAATGTGTTTTATTGGACAGATAGTAGTTGTAGGTGGTGTACGTAGGTCAGCAATGATTTCTTTGTCTAACCTAAGTGATGATCGTATGCGTCATGCTAAGTCAGGGCAGTGGTGGGAGACTGCTGCACACAGAGCATTGGCGAACAACTCAGTTTCTTACACAGAGAAGCCTGATATTGAAACATTCATGCGTGAGTGGCTATCTCTTGTGGAAAGTAAGTCAGGTGAAAGAGGAGTATTCAACCGTGAAGCATCTAAAAAGCAAGCTGCAAAGTATGGTAGGCGTGATCCAGAACATGAGTTTGGAACTAATCCTTGCAGCGAGATTATTCTTAGACCGTATCAGTTCTGTAATCTTACTGAAGTCGTGGTTAGAGCTACAGATACATATGATAGCCTTGCACGTAAGGTCAAGTTGGCAACGATTCTTGGCACTATTCAGTCTTCCTTCACTAAGTTCCCATATCTGCGAAAAGTGTGGCAACGAAATACCGAAGAAGAACGATTGTTGGGTGTGTCGCTCACAGGAATAATGGACAACCCACTGATGACCATGAAGAACAAAGGTCTTGAAAGCACATTGGCTAAACTACGTGAGGTTGCAGTGGAGACAAACGCAGAGTGGGCAGAGAGACTGAAGATCAATGCTTCTGTAGCTATCACCTGTGTTAAACCATCAGGCACTGTGTCGCAGCTTGTGGACTCAGCCAGTGGTATTCACGCAAGACATTCCCCCTACTACATACGTACTGTACGTGGTGATAACAAAGACCCACTCACACAGTTTATGATAGATCAGGGAATACCAAATGAACCATGTGTGTTCAAGGGTGACACGACTACCGTGTTCAGCTTTCCTGTAATGTCACCTAACAGGGCTGTAACACGTAATGATATGACTGCCATAGAACAACTAGAGATGTGGCTTACGTATCAACGTTACTGGTGTGAACACAAACCATCAGTGACTATCTCTGTGCGAGATGATGAGTGGTTGACTGTTGGTGCATTTGTGTACGAACATTTTGATGAGATGTCAGGTGTGTCATTCTTACCACACTCTGATCATACTTATCAGCAAGCACCATATCAGGATTGCACAAGGGATGAATATAAGGCATTACTTAAATCAATGCCGAAACAAATCAACTGGGATGCTCTGTCAGAGTATGAACAGGAAGATAACACCGTAGCTATGCAGACAATGGCTTGCTCTGGCGATGTCTGTGAAATTGTAGATTTAACATAAGGAGAGTATCATGTTACAACCAATCAAAGGATCATATTACAGAAGATTTCAACCACAGTCATACGCAGAGAATGACAGTAAAGCTAAGACAGTAATAACAGATTACTTAGTTAGCAATGGACACAACATTCTTGATACACAGGAAGACTTCTCGTTTGACATAAAGAGTGAGAAGAATGACGGTATGTATTACAGTGAAGTAGAAATGAAGAACCAATGGACAGGCGATTGGAATCCTAAGTGGACAGAGATACGCATACCATACCGCAAGTACAGACTGATTAATAAGTACAAGGAAGTGCAAGGTGACAAGACATACTGCAACTTCTATGTGATACGTCAGGACTGTAAGCAAGCGTGGAGAATCAAAGACTATCAGCTTACAGAAGAGTGTGCGAAGGAGATATGGTTAGCCAATGCTAGACGTAAAGAATATTTCTTTCACATCCCATACACAGAAGCAGAATTAATTAACTTAGCGTAAGGAGAATATCATATGCCATATACACAAAAGAAAACTCGTAAGGAACGTGGACTTGGAAAATATGATGCACCATTAAAGTTTCAGTTCGAACAAGGATACGGAGACTTTAGACGTGGAAGGGTGGGTAATCCTTTTCACAAAGACACGATGCAACATCGTGAATGGAATAGGGGATTTAACAAAGCCTATTTCGAGCAGTTAAAAAAGGTAAAACAACATGAAGCTAGAGCAAGAGGCTAGAAAATATATGGAGCATAAATATGAGAATGTAGACTTTAAGTCATATCAGGACATGGCATCAGACACTGCTGTATACAAGGCAGAACATGCAGTAATCTATCCTGCACTGGGCTTGGCAGCAGAGGCAGGTGAGGTAGCAAACAAAGTAAAGAAGATACTACGTGATGGTAACTTCAACCGTGAAGCTATAGCAGATGAGGTGGGGGATTGCTTGTGGTACATTGCTGCACTGTGTCGTGACTTGAATGTAGACATGAAAGACCTCGCAAAGAATAACCTACGAAAGTTACATGACAGAAAGCTTAGAGGAGTTATACAAGGGAGTGGTGATAAACGATGAGTGATATTTATATGGCAATGTTCATATTGTTTGCAATTATAGTAGGAGCAATATGGGTATTCACAAGAGACTATGACAAATAAAAATGGGGGC